GTTGAACCAAACCCCGGCCCGAAACTCGACGTGGCAGCCCTCAGGTGGTTCGCGACCCAGAACAGTAAGGCGGACCTTCCTGATCTTGCTGATGGGGCAAAGATCTCGGATCTTCAGTGGGTGGGCAAGCGTGAGGATGACGCGACCAGAGCGGCAATTGGCTTGCTTGGCATCGGGAGCGGGGCATACAGGCCGACGGCATACGCACCCAACAAACACAACGAGAACGTCAGCCTTCGAACTCGCGTCCTGCAGCCTTTGCCCGAGCCAGATCCCACGTCGATGCAGTCCTTCATCCGCTGGTTCCGCTGTCACCGCGCAGACCTCATGCCATCCATCAAGAAGTGTAGGCACGTGCAACCACTGCCGTTCAGCGAGTGGTTGGCGGGCTGCAACTCGTCGCCGACCGTCAAGCGCCAATTACAGGAAGCCCGGAGGGTTCTGGAAGAACGTGGCATTGATGAATTCGCGACACTGGCACCAGAGGACGTCAAGAGATGGACGAAGTGTCGCGCTTTCGTCAAAGTCGAGCTGGGACTTTACTCGACGCCGGCGGGGATGCGCGAAAAACCCCCGCGCAACATTTCCGGCATGCCACCCGAGTTTGTGGCCTTGGTCGGCCCGTGGATCACCGCACTGCAAGGGCTGCTCAAGAAGGACTGGTCGGGGCACAGCAATCTCGTGTTCACGTCGGGCATGAATGCCGCCGACGTCGCCAATCGCGTCGCCAGTGCCCCAGGGCACATCGTGGAAGATGACATCGACTTCTACGACGCTAGCGAACGCGAGGATTTGCTGGGAGAGGAGTGTGGCGTCGCTGAGAAATTCGGCGCGCCAATGGCGGTCAAGCAACTGCTCCGGGCAAACATCAAGACCAGGGGGCGCACTGGGCACGGAATCGAGTATGGCGGCGTCAGCAACAGGAAATCGGGAGTGCCATACACGTCGTTGTTCAACACGCTGTGGAACTTCGCAATGCACTTGTACATTGTGTGCACAGGAGCCGGGATTCGGGTCAAGGACGCGCTGGCGCACAACAAGGTCCTCATTGTCGCGCAGGGAGACGACATGGTCATGCGTTACGTCGGGCCACTCATCGACTTCAAGACGCATATGAGGAAGCTTGGCTTCGAAGCGAAGGCGGTGTACAGGGAGG